CCGATCTGGGGAATTGCGGAACAGCGGCCTGATAGTTGCCCATCTGCCAAAGGTAGTTGCCTTGACCATCTTTCAGCTTACGAACAGCAGCCAACACGCTGTCGTTCATCATAATGGCGGTCGAAGGCGACGAACGATAGGCGGGATCAACGGAGTGGATCAGGTCGATGATTTCATCCGCAGTCACAGCAGCAACGGCAGCGGCGGTTTTGCCAGCGGTCGAGTTGGTCACGATGCCTTCAACGTCAGACGAACCCGAACCAGTGGTCAACTTCGAGTTCGCAATGCGACCAAGACGCTCACCAAGCAGTTCGCCAAGCAGCGATTCCATGTTCAAAATGGAGTCGTTTGCAAGTTCGTAGGACCAACGAACCCATTCAGTGTCAAACGCATATGCGCCCAACGAAGCCTGACCGAAGGTAACGTCCGAACCGCCATCGTCAGTGACAGTGCCGCCTTCTGTATGTGCAACAGCGACAGAAGCCGTGTCGTTTATAGTCGGGATGTTGAAGGTGTTGCCGCCAGTGGTGTTGATGACAGTGAACAAGTTGGAGTCATACATCGGGCCAGAAGCAATCATGGCCTTGTCGATAAACGCAGCCAGTTCAACAGGAACAGTGTAGCCACCAGCGGAGTTCGTGCCAGCAGTTTGTGTGCGAACTTCAGCATTACGCAGAACGGCGCGATGCTCGTTGTCCAAGCCAGCGATACCGCCGTTGGCGATCATGGCATAGAACGCGGTGCGATAGTCAACCTTTGCGCCGTCATCAACAGCAGCAACCGAAGTGCGCTCTGCAACAGGACGCTTTGACAAGTCAATGCCTTGGGCAGCGCGAACAGCAGCGTCCACTTTTTCCATGCGCTTGGCAACGCCGTCAAGGCGATCATGCTCAACCATCATGGCGTCAAATTCGCGCTCAATTTCAGCGGCGCGGGCTTCGTTGGTTTTATCGGTAGCTTCCGACAACTTGGAACGGGCCTCTGTGGCGATACGCGCCATTTGCTCCCGCAAGGTCTTTAGATCAGCCATTATGGCCTCCTACAATGTGCCTTGCCCAAGGGCTGGGGATTGGGCCAACAGCGGGAGTCCGCCGTTATTCGTCAGCTACGAAATCCTTGCGTTCCCATGCTTGGCAAACGCGCAGACTTGCAGCAATGAAATCTAGCTTTCCGCACCATCCACGAACACCGCCGTCTTGCAGTGGGGTCAACGGAACGTCTTCGATTGCTTTAAGCATTTCAGGCGTATTATTGAAATACGCGCAATTTCCGCACAATTGGCGGCGGGCTTCAGCCTCGTTGATGCTCCAAACATCAGCCATCTTCGCCCAATATTCTGGATTGGCGGCTGGGTCAGACGAAGGAACTTCTGGCCCAAGATTCCAATTCTCAACAGCGTTCTGCATATTGATTGCGTTCATGCTGCCAGAAACAATCTCAGGCTGTTCAACTTCTGGCAAAAGATACTCATTGCGAACATCAATGCCAGCGGCCTTGGCCTTCATCCGCATACGGCGCACAGCCTGAGACTTAACCTGTTCTTCGCGGTGCTTTTGCAGCGACCGCAAAGCAATCTCTGTGCCATCGTAAGCTGGGGTGGTCACGATGCTGACATCAAACAATTGCGCTTCTTGGATCATGCGTTTCGGCATCTTAGAGTTGTCATCCCACTTCTGACGCACAGGCCGAAATGCAAATGACATTTTATCAAGATCACCGCGCTTCATCTTCGGCACGATGCTGCGAACGTCAGGGTCTGTTTGATCAAGCATGGCTTCCATATATAGGCCACGTTCATCTTCAACCAAGGTCAAAGTGCCAGAACGAGTGCGGGCCAGCGGCAAGCCTTCATGGTTAATCAGGAAAACCACATCATCCCGACCGATGGCATTGGTAAAAGCGCCGCGCATGATGACTTCGGTGAACATTCCACCGATGTTTGTTTCTTCGTTAAACACTGCGGCATAGCCAGCAACGCGCACTTCGCCATCTTCACCCTCACGGATTTCGACAGGAACACCACGGCGGATTTCTTTTTCAGACATTTCTGACCCCGTTTGATGTTTTGAGTGTATCACATTACCCGCCATTTACACCACCCACTTTAGGCTGACTGCCCAAAGGCACAGTTGCGCCTTGAATCAGCAGTTCCGTTGCACCCTTAGCTGGCAGATTTTCGATTGCACGAATTTCATCAGGTGTGCGGATAGCGTTCTGGATCGACACCGCATAGGCTTCCATGCGTGACTTCAGATCACCGCGCAGCAAGCCATCTACGTTAAATTCAACGTAGAAATCTGACCCACGACCAAAAAACTTCAGGTTCATTTCCTGTTCAAACTGTTCCACCCAGCGTTTGACAGTGTGCTTAACGAAATGCAAATCCTGCTGTTCGGTATTACTGAACGTGCCGTGGGTCAGGTCTTGCAAGAATACAGGTGGCAACGAATAGATGCGGGCGATCTGTTCAATGCTAAACCGCTGCAATTCCAGAAGCTGCATATTCTCAGGGGATAGGCCGATGGTCTTTAGTTCATGGCCCAACGGCAAAGCCATAATCGGTCGGCCTTCCTTAGCCAGCTTCAAAGTCGTTGCAGCCACATCTTCGGATGCGCGATTAGCTGCCGCGCCAGATGCAAACGGCCCTTGCAGGACGGCAGGGGGGATGCCACCAGATTGGAACGCCTTCGATCCGTAGCGGCTGGCAGCGATAGCCATGCCGATGGCATCTTTGTTTTGCGAGATTGGCCCACGCGAATCCGTCAGGTTTGCTTTAAGCATAAATGGCAGATCAAGGATTTCGGTGGATTCATAAACCCGCGAACTGGCGCGATAGATTTTGCGCCCATCGATCAGACGTTCAACCCGCACCTTTGTGGGATCAAGCGGATACAGATTTACAATCTCGCCAAGGTTGTTGCGCTCAATGTAAGTAACAGCCCGACCGCCAGTTAGCGTCTGTTCAAACGAATATTTCCGCCATTCAAAGCTGGACATATCCTCGTTGATGGCATCGTGCAGGATTGTTGATAGGCCAATATCAGCCTTTTCACGCCCACCATCAGCAGCTTTGCGATAGACTTGCAGTGGTAAACCAGCGATTGTGCCAGCAATAAAGTTAACTGCAGCCCAAACAGCAGGGACACCAAGTGCTGTATCCACATTTACAGTTACTCCAGACGATGCGTAAAGGTCGCCCCAGCCCATAATTTGCAAGAAATCATTGGCAGAAACAGGTGCTGTCGGGTTTTCCAGATTGCGCTTTTCCGTCTTACGGAAACGATCAAAGAGTGCCATCTGTTCCAATCCATGCTGGATGTTTGAGAAAACATATCACATCAACCGCCAAGTGTAAACGTGGGGTCATCCCAAGGCGATGATGGTGGCTTTGTTGCTTCGCCAACCATAGCAGCGCCGATAGCCATTGTTGCCGCCAAGGCCATGTCAATGCGGCCCGTTGCCCGCTGCTTTTCAAAACGGCGAAGGCCAGCAGGGCTAGTCCAAAAGCAAGCAGACGCAACCGCCGATCTAAGGGCTGGGTTGACCTCAATACGAATGCGCTTTTCCAAAATCAAATCCTCAAACTGATTGACGGATTGCGGCATCCAAAGTGGTGTGTCCTTGCGCTGGTTAGTTCCCTGCGGATGTTCCATCAAAGGCAACACGCCGCCAATTTCATCCAGTGCATTTTCAAAAGTTTTGATTAGCCAGCGGTCATATGACACGGCCTGAACGTCAAACTTTGCCGCAGCGTCAACGATGTCATAGGCCACATGGTCATAGCGAATGACTTTGCCAGCGGGGGCAATTAGCCAACCATCGCGCACCCAAACCGCATATGGCGCTTTGTCCACCAACCCACGCTGGTCAACTGTGTCGGCTGGCGTATAGCCACGCGCAAACAATGCAAACTTCGGTCGCCCATCTTCGGTCTGCCCGTCTGGAAAAACATAGGCAACCCCCGTGATGTCCTTAGTTGCCGACAAGTCCAAGCCAATAAAGCATGGCTTTCCTTCGAAATCATCCAGCGTCATGCTGGCATCTTCACACGCTTCCCATGCTTTTCGGCTAATCCATGCCGCATCTGCATCGGTCCAGACGCAAAAATGCAGCCGCAAAATGCTGTTCATCTTGGCTGGGATGGCCTTTGCCTGATCCACAACGCCTTGCAGATAGCTTTCCTTCAAGATTACGCCAAGCAATGGGTTGACCTTTGACCAGCATGACGGATCATTTAGCGGGTCATCGCCTTCGTCCAACGCGCAGACATAGCCAAAAGTGGTGTCATCTTCGACATCGCCAGCAACAACTTTGCAAGCGTGTTCATGTTCTTCCCAGCAAACGCTGTTCCTATCGCTTCCGCTGTTGGTAATCATCAGCATCAATGGCTGATTGCGGAACTTGAAACCGCGCTCCAGCATTTCCATGATGCCGCGATCTGGATGCTCATGCACCTCATCACACAAAGCGAAATGTGGACGCGGCCCCGAACCACTCTTGCCACTGTCGCGGCTGATAGGACGAAAGAATGAACCAGCACTAATGTATGCCAGATTCCAAACAGGGTTGACGCCAGATGGCGTGATGGCCCTTTCCAGTGCTGGTGATTGGCGAACCATCTTCACAGCATCTTGGAACAAAATCATGGCCTGTTCTTTTTTCGCAGCCGCAGCATAGATTTGTGCGCCAGCTTCCTTATCGGCAACCAATCCATAAAGGCCAATGCCACCAGCCAACGGCGACTTACCATTGCCCTTGCCCATCTCAATGTAGCAACGACGATACCGCCGAAAGCCGTCTAGCTTTTTCCAGCCAAATACTGAACCAACGATAAACGCTTGGCTGATGTGCAGATTGAACGGGATGCCTTCAAACTGACCTTCGCTCAACTTCAAGACCTGATGAAAGAAACCGATGGCATGATCTGCCGCAGCTTCTTCAAAATAAATATCCTTGCGTTTCAGATCGTTCAGATGACGCTGGCATTGATTCCTAACGTGCGGCCCAGCGGATATTTCGCCAGCCAAAACCTTCGTGGCGTATTCATGCACAATGTGAGTCATGTGAAATACTGCGCTGTCGGATCGTTGTCCTGCGCCTTGTCTGCAATAATGCCAAGGCGCACACGGCTGGAAGGTGTCAGCCCATATTCAGCCGCATATTTCATGGCATCACGCATGGCTGTGTTAGCCGTTCCGACCATTGGGTTTTGAATGATGTTTCCATTCGTTGTGAACATAACCAAACCACCGCCGACAGGATCAGTCCTAGCCATGTCTTGTATGGCTTCTTCGGCCTTCCGCCATCGACCATAGGCTTGGCAATACATCGCCAGACCTCTGCCATCCACTTCGGTCATAATGCCGCATCGAAACAATGCCCCACAGATGTGGTTCCATTCCTGCAATGCGTAGGCATCCAAATGGCTTGGCGGTTTTGGAATGTCAGCCATAACCATCACTGGCTTCGGTTCATTCTTCGGCATTCGGTCGGCGCGATTTTGACCAGTTACAATTTTCAAGCCAGTTGGTTTTGGTTTTCGTCCAGTTACCATTTTTGCCGCCCAAAACTCTGCATTTCCAACCCACATCTTGCGTCTGGCACAGATTTGATCCCTTCTGCTAGTTTTGGCAACGTCAAAAGAAGGGTTTGTGTGCAGGTTTGGGTGTTTTACCCACAGGGATTAGACCCACCCCCCCCTTACGGATAACTTTCTGCTTCAAGGAAAATCACTTCCATGTCGATGCTTATCGCACCTGTGCCGCCTGTGACCTTGGCAAGCACACCCACGTCTGTCAGCTCTGGCACGACCATAGGCATATCAAAGGTAATGCCAAAATTTGACTCCATGCCGATGACTTCCTGAATTTTTATGATTGGCTTATATGGTGCTGCGGTCTGCAAGATGCCTTCACGCTTTAGGATCAGCACATCGGTTGACTTGTTGGCTTGTATCTCTGGATTGATGTGAATGGATGTTATCAGGCCAACATGATTGCGTGGAACAGTGATCGAACCGATACCCGTTGTTCCGCTTGGAAATCCGCTCAGTTGTATCTGGCCCCAATCCTCTGTCCCTGCCGCATTTTGAATCGTAATGTTGCCAAGGTGTGACCCAGCCGTTGCCGTGCCGTATGTTCCGCTTTCATATACCTCTGCCAAGTATAGCCGAATAAATGTCACAGTCGTTGCCGCTGATGCTGATGCACCATTGGTGGCTATGATAGCGGTTATCTCATCCCCGCTTGCATTTAGCCCCCACAGCCTCACAGAACGCGCACCAGCGCCGTTAGCTGTGTCTGCTGCGTTACCCCCAGCCTTGATGCGTAATGCTGTTGCAGCGGCTGGCTGTGGCGTCCTGTATATGCCTGTATCAGAAACAGGCGTGTATGATGTGGTTACAGCGATGTTGCGCCCAAACTGGTGATGCACATGGGCTTGGTTCATGTTGCCGATGGCTAGATGGTGTGACCAAGGCAAACTGTTCTTCTGGCGAATTTCCATTAGCGATTTCCCCTATGTCTTGGGTCAATGGGCCAACCATCATCACCGATGGATAGATCAAACCCGTAGTGTTCAGCCTGTTGGATGTCGCCTGAGTGACACTTCCAACATACCGATTGCAGATTGTTATAGTCGAAAAACAAATCCAAGTCACCCTTGTGCGCGACAATGTGGTGAACAACTGCCGATTTAGCATCTGTCCTGCCACGCTTTAGAAGCGCACCACATTGCTTGTGCTGGCATCTGTAGCCATCCCTTAGCAGCACACGGCGGCGAAGTTGTTGCCACT